TGCAGTTTCATTACTCCGCGAGGGTTCGCGTATTTTTTCATTACGTCAGTATAAAAAGAATTCCATTTTATAGACGCTTCCATTTTATCCACTCCGGAGAACAGTTCTATTTTTCCAATCATTCCGACCGACTTGTGCTCTGTCATCATAAATGAAATATCTGGAAGGTTGATTTCTTCCGCTTTTCCTAGCTGTGAAACGCCGTCCACGTAAACGTTAGCGTTTGTAAGTCTGTTAACTGATACACTCATTATACTAATTGTGCTAAAAGGTTAATGTCGATATACGACTTAAATGTGATGCGTTCCGCAGGCGATGGACCGGCAAAAATCAATTCGAAAGTAACATGCCCTGCTGCTAGTTCTAACGCGCTGTTATCTTCGGTGTTATAAACTACCTTACTGCCTGGCATACATGCGCCGCGGCCGATAAGTGTCTTAAAAAATCCGTTTCCAGTGTCACGAATAGCATCGATAAGCGCCTGCGTTAGCGGTTTATCGATAAACTGCAGCGAAGCCTGTTCTAATGATTCGTGTACGATATCCGCCATTCTGCGGATAGGTATAAAATTCTTTTGCGCCGTATTGGTTGGATACGAAGCGGAACGGTTACCCCATGTACGTGTCCCGGTTCCAAATCCTGCGAATACCGTAGTAATTCCCACGGAATTTAACTGGTTCGCTTCCGTTTGCGGATCGTTTACCGAAGCAGTAACAACGTATTCCGGTCCTAAAATCCCGAATATTTCGTGATTTGAAGGACTAACCCAGTACCCTTCCTGTGAATCTACGCGCGACATAACGCCGGCCATAAATGGACTGTAAGGCACAGTTATAGACCCATCGGTCGCCACGTCGTAAACTTTCAAATGCGGCATTAAAAGATAGGCGCGTTCGCTTGACGTGTTAAAATTCATGGAAGAAGCAGGACCACGCCCCGCAATACCTGCAGAAATTCCGGTACCCGCCGGCGCGTCGATTAATGCAATAGCGCGATACTTTGGCGCTACGGCGATTAATTCAGTAGCTACCGCAGGAAGTACAGACGTCCCAGGCGCTAGTAAAATTTTAGGATAGAAACCGAAAGTATTAAAAATTAATTCCCAACATTTCATTCCTGTACGAACTCCAGAAGTGTTCGCCCCGATCATTTGCCCGGACGTGATGGTTCCGGTATCTAATCGCTTATATGTGAATTTTAAAACCAACCCTTCCGAAGCTACAGCAGACAACGCGGTAAAATTACCGAAGGCGTCAAGTTTGTAGTCGGTTCCTGCAACACCCGCAAAAGGTGTCGTTCCGTTGGTTAAAAATATACTTACGGTATCGACTGGCGCTGCAGTAAGTTTTAATTTTCCGTTTGTGATGGTTTTTGATTCCGTGGTAACTTGCGCCGTATTGTCTGCAACACTAAAAGTATTAACCACTATAACAGTGGCCGGACCTTGTTTAAAAATTGCATCCAACGCCCGCGGAATATCAAAACCAGGTAACAACTGCCCGAACTGGGCCGCGTCGTTTGGCGATAGTACCAACGTAGGAACGTTAGCGGGTCCGGTTGGTGCAATACCTACCAATGCGATAACTGACGAATTAACTATAGTTACCGATCTTCCGCCCTGCTCTATTTCTGTGGTTTCGACACCGTGTAAATAAGCCATTTTTTTACTGTTTTAGGATTCTTCCGGCGGGACTACCGTAGTGTCTTCGCCGTCCAAATAAGTTATTTTTTTTAATAAGGTGATCCAGGCGTCGCCCTGGTCGTATTCTTCTACATGTAAGTTAGTACCTTGAAAAATTACTTGATACTGCCACATGTTATTCCTTTTTTCGGCGTCTGGCTGCCCGATTGTGTGGTGCTTCGAAACCTGTAGTTTTGACATTCGCTGCGGCCTAAAATCCGTAAGCGCTTTTTTTAATATTTCCGTCAACGTATAAATACCTTTTGGACCTCTTAAAAATGTCGATTCTATTAAAATTTGAATAAAAATCTTTTCATTTTGCGAAACCTGCGCCGTGCTTCTAGTGCCTTCGTATTCTGATCCGGCATAAATTACAGTCATGCGCGCTTCGCCTGTACCTAGTTCGGTTTTTTCCGCTTCGGTTTCCGGAAGTCTTTCAACTGATACGCCCGCTTCTGCGAACGGCTGCAGTCTTTCGACAATTTCGTCTTCTAACGCTTCGTAATTCATTATTTTATATAAGGTTTTTTTACTAAACGAGCCACAAACGTGTCGCCGTCTACTTTTGTTTTTACTTCCTTAACATTAAAATAACCGATTACACTGTCGGCGTCGCCTTGCTGTGTGATAAGAACGTATTCCGCAACCCCTGCGTCTACTGATTCCTTTAACCCTGGGAAGAAGCCCGCCCGATATTCCATAAATGGCTGATCTGGGTTCCAACTATCAATTCCCGAAAGTTCCTGTTTTTCAGAAGGATCCTTATATCCTACTTTAGCAGTTAATAATACATTTGACACGCTATTCGTCCATGATGCGTCGTAACCCATTAAATTAGTAACGACGTCGAACGCTTTCTTTTTTAGCGTGTCAAATATATTCATTTTATTATCGGGCTAAAAGAACGTTAACAGTTCCTGCGCCGTCTGCTGCTGCACTGTGCGCGTATCCTAAGAATACATTCGACCCTACTGTCGTTCCGGCTTCACCAGAAATAACGTAAAGTTTTGCGCCCTGGGTAATTGCTCCCGAAGCCACCTTTGGAACTGCGTACACGCCTTCCAAATTTACAACCGCAGTTTCGCCAGTAGCGTAAGTTCCTGCAGCGATTCCTGCTGTAGCGCCTACTGTTACAATCTGGCCCAAAGTGATCGCGCCGCCTGCAACAATAGTAACCGTTTTTCCGTGTTCTACGAAGTTTTTCATTTTTATATTTTATTTTGGGGCCTTTACGGCCCCGATTATAAATAATTTAAACCAGAAGACTAAGCCGGTGCGGCTCCGTTATTTCTGTACATTCCGCGCCAGTCGATAGGTTTCGCAGCGAAAACCATACGGGCTTTTACTTCGATTCCATCAATGTTAAACCCTTCGCGTTGGTCGATAAATAATTCTTCTTCGCCTGCTAAAAATGCGTATTCTACCGTGTCAATCATTGCAGGGTCAGCAATTAAGAACCACTCGTAGTTCGTAATTCTAGGCTCAACAATAACCGTAAGACCAACCAACGCGCCAACTGGTACGTTAGCCTGTGTATTAGCTGTGTAATTCGCAGAAGTCATTTTCATAGCTAAGAAGGCGTTTTTAGGACCTACTATTAAGAATTTAGGCTGCACAGTGATAAAACTACCATCTGGGCCAGTTTGTTTCATAAACAACTGATAAGCTAACGTAAGACTAGCTTCCGATAGTGCAGTTCCGCCAGTAGCTAAGTTACCCGCAGTACCGGTATAATTTCCGTGGTCAGCATGGAATAACGCTTTACCGTCTCCCATAGCAGTAAGACCGCCGGACAAAATAGTGTTATACACTAAATTAGACTGTAACTGCGCCGCTTTCGCTGCGAAGGCTTGCGGAATTCTAGTGAACGCCGACAAATCGTCGTTGATGATCGCTTCCCAGGTAATACCGATAATTTTACCGTATTTTGCCAGTTGGTAAGTTTCGCCAGATTCTGACAAAGTACCGTATTTGTATTCTGCGCCTTCTTTTACTTCTTCTAAATCCCCTAGGATTTCCGAAAGTCTAACGCGAGAAATAGGTCTAAAATCCGAAATTGTGGCACGTCTGGCCCAGGCTTCGAAAGTTCTATTTTGTAGTGCATACTGCGCCAACAAAGTACGGTTAACCGTATCCATTAACAACAGCGGGAAGTCTGTAGTATGATGTAAGCCCCTTACTCTACCACCTAACGCGATAGTAGCGATAGTTTTCGGCGTCATTCCGGCGGTGCGTACACCTGCGCGGATAAGTGCCTCTTCGGCAAATCTTAAAAGCGTTTGCCCTTTGAAGTCGGCCGCTGCGCGGATTCTTTCTGGCTCCATTACTTTTATAGAATTCGGATCTACTCGAAGCACTAAGGCGTCAGCCATTGCGCTTCTAGTTTTTTCTGCGTCAGTGTGTACCTGTTCGGCAGTTGGTACAGGGTTTGCGGGTTGTTTTTTCTCCCACTCCTGTAATGCGCGGGTAGACGCTACGTCTACGCTAACGCCTTCTTCAATTAAAGTGTTTGCGAATGTGTCTGGAAGACCTAACATTCTTACTTTACTTTGAATACTTAAAACCCTGTTGCGTTCTTCGGTAGCCGCTGCGCGTGTTTGGTCAGCGTTACCCGGTACTGTAGCCGGCGCCGCTGCAGGTGTTGCAGGTGTTCCCGGTGTTACCGGTGCTTCGTTTTCCATTGTGTTTTCTTTAGATTCGTTACTATTATTTTCGGTTACGGTTTCAATTATTGTAGCTTCTGTATTTTCTTCGCCTTCACTTCTTACACGGCTGTTTATATCAGCCTGTACCGGAGTAAATGAAATTTCTGTAGCTTCCCACTTGGTAGCCCTGTATAGCGGTTTTTGTCCTTCTTTGCGGGTAACTTGATATTCGAAAACATTATAACCAACAGAAACGCCGGTGACAATTTTGTCGCGAACTTTTTCCATTAGTTTAGTATCATCTTCTGTATTCCCGAAACGAATTTTTGCTATACCGGCATTATTTTCAAATCTAGCAGTTTCGACAACCCCAACAACAATGTCGGAAGTTTTGCCGTATCTGTTATGATTATCTAGAGCAGGCGCTCCGTTATTCAATCTAGTTAAATCGCCATTTTCTGGCATACATACCAGAACTTCGTCTACCATTTCGTAAGATTCCCAATCGAAAGTTCTAACGGCTGTTTCTGTAGCGAAAATAACCTCTACAGTCCTGTCGGCTTCGTTAAATGAATCCGCTCTAAATTCTGCCCGTGTTCTTTGGGCGGGAATTTTAACTATTTTTTTTTCGTCTGCCATGCTACAAATATATATATTTTTTGGAATAATTACATTTTTTTGTAATTATTTTATTTCTACTGTGCAAAATCCGTATTATCCAACGGAACGGCTAACGTTATCGGTCTACGGAAACCGCCGTCAGCCTTCCAGGCTGCTATAACTGCGTCGCCCATTGCAGGGAATTTCGCCAGACTTCTAAAATATTCTTCGTCTTTTTCAGTAGGCGTAATACTTCCGGCACGAACCCCAACACCGTACGCGTCCAACGTGCGCTTCAAATCTTCGGCGTTCATACTTCCAGGTTCGCCGGCTCCGATTGACGGGTCCGCTACGTCTGTCGCTTCCGGTTTTAGTATCCATTCCACTTCTACGCCTGCGTCTTCAAACATTTTTTTATCGGCCTTAATTTGCTCAAGTAAAGTGTCTGGATTGTAACCGCGACGCTTACAGGCTTCGGTCCATGAAATTAAACCGGATTTTAATTCGATAACTATCGCGGTCAATTCTTTAACAGGGTCTAACATTTGACGACCAGGCGGCGTCCATTCCACACCAACACGCTTATTAATAACGCCGCGGAATTGTAAACCTTCGATAAACCACTCCCATATCTTATCGCAGAATTGCGGAATAACTACGTTATACTGCCAGTCTTCTGTTTGTAATCCTTCGACTATTTTACCCATTCTTCCACTAGAAAAATTTACGTTTGAGTAATCGCCTGCAAACGTTTCATAACTTAATCCGAAGGCGCCGGCGTTTTTCTGTTGATTTTTCGTAACATATTCAGCGAACGACTGCGGCGTTGGCGGCGTATTAAATGAGACTTCTTCGCCAGGCGCGACGTGTAACATCATACCAGGTTCTAAATGGTCGTAGCGTTCGAAGTCGCCCACGGCTGTAGTACCTGGATCAATGTCCGCAGGTCTAGTAGTGACACCAACGTGACACGCGGCCACCTTCGCAGCCATAAGCGCAGCGTCTTCGTAGTCGTCCAGGTCGCGCATGTTTAACATAGCCGGTACACCTGTAGGAACTCCGCGAACCTGGTCCGGGAAGTCCATATAAAAAACCTGCAGCATATCTGAAACCGGAACGAAGACAGGCGCTAGTCGTAGCGTGTAGTCATTTTTAGGGTCGTGGTTAAAAACCCAGTAACCTAGTTTACGGCCGCGGCTGTCGAATTCTACGCCCTGTACTGTAAAATTACCTTCTTTGTGTGCTATTTGAAACGAATTTTTTTGATGATCGACCATTGAAGGCCCTATTACCTGGATTTTAAAAGGTATCCGGCTATTTGCGTCGCGCTGCTTCATAACGAACGCTTCGCCCTGTACGGTTAGCGTTCGCATCATTAACGACTGTATTCCGCCCATATACATAGCGCCGTTAAAATCGCACGCGGTAGTTTCGGCGAAGGCCTTCCATTCTAATTTTATTTTTTTTATTTCGGCGGCCGTTAGCGGTTTTTCGCCAACCGCAGAAACTGGCGTCGGCATTATTCCGGTGCCTATTACGTTATTCTGTATTTTTCTATGCGCAGAAAATACGGAAGAATTATTTTTGTAGCCATTAATGGAACGATCCCGCAAAATTGTAAGCGCTTTTAAAATATCGTTGTTTTGATTTCTGGCGTTCATGTCGCTACTGGTCCAACCGTCGCCGCGTCGGCCTTTAGTTGCTGCATCATACGCACGCTGTCCGCGTAAAATTGCGGCTTCCTGTACTCGGTTTTTGGCGCGTTCTACCGCAAGCCCTGGACTAAAGAACGATATCGCTTTGTCTATTATGTTAAGTTTCATTTAATAACGGTTTCTTCTTCGGCAGTCCGTACCCTTACTAAAAGAAGCGAACGTTTTACCTTTGTTAATATTTTCGTTTGGATATAGTGCGTTATACATTAACGTTTGTATTCGTATCATGTCGTTAAGCGAACGATAGGTCACTTTTTTGTCGCCATACTCTACCGTTAACGCTCCCGTAGCTATAGCCGCGGATAGTGTCTGGTATTCGGCCAACGTGTAAACTGGTGTAGGTGGTGGCATAATAAAAATTTATTTGGTAAATGTAATAAAAAAATATAAATACAAATTTTTTTTTATTTATTCCATATACTACCCGGACGACGCGCACCAGTTTTTTTAACTACCGGAACCGTCGGAGCCGCTGCTGCAGGAACGCGCCAGGCTATTTTAATTTTGTCCCATCGGTCCGGTGTAAAACGATCTATTCCCATGATAAAAGCCGCAGCCCTAGCATAACATCGAACGTCTAACGCTTCGTTACGCTCGTAACGTTTAACCCATTGGTACGATATTTTTCCGGTTTTTTTATTTTTCAATAGTTGTAACTGCTCCGCCGTAAGCATTTTAAAATAATTACGATCATATTGCGGGAAGTGACAATATCCAGACGGGTAAATATCGGGACCACCTTCGACCGGTATCGCCTTCAATTTCAAAAATCCGTATAATTCCGATTTTAATAACGAAACGCCTAGACCCCAAACTTTCGCGGATCCTATTTTTTTACCAGACTTTGCTACGTTCAAAACTTTAGGCGCCGACACCATAACGTCCAGACTGTCCATTCCCTTAATTGGAATGACGCGGTCGTAACCCATCGACGCGCAAAAATCGTAAACCGTTTTAGTGTTGTATCCACTATCCACACAGGTTAATTTTATCGGAATTGTCGAGCCGTCCGCGTGTAGAAATTGTTTGTTTATCAGTTCGCGCAGTTGCTCCCATGTGTCTTCCTTCGAACTGTCGCCAACTATAACAGTGTACTGGATAGAATACGAAACGCGACCAATACCCCACCCGACCACTTCGCACTCCAAACGGTCCGGCTGTACATCGACGCCCATCGTTAAAAAATATACGCCGTCCGGCGCTACTCCTATCGGATATTCTTCGCGGCGGTTATATAAATTTTCGTAGTCCGGGACTTCGCCCTTCACTTTGTAAGTTTCGCCCAGTACTGTATTTATAAAAGTCCGTTCTTTGTTTACGTCGTTTTCAGTATCCAGAAAATCACGAACGGCGTCTTCCCAGGAATAGAAACCGGCAGGCGAATATAAACTAGACAAATGGAAGGAAGTCCGGCGCGGGTTACTAGAAGTCTTCGTTGGTATCCATTTCGCGCGGCCTGCTTCGCTGTAGCCTTCTTCCGGTAACATTAACGTTTTATGTCGTTCTTCGTGCAACCCGCCGCAATTCGGGCAGGCCATGCGCGCAGTTTCCGGCTGTCCTTCCGCCCAGGTCAAACAGTCGAACGTCATAACGAACAGTTCGCCGCATGTTAAACAGGGCACGTTATAATATCGGCAGTCGCCCTTCTGGAATTCGGCCGCTATGATGCTTTCGCCTTCGTTGGTAGGTGTCGACGCTTTGAAAATTTTTTTATCTGAAAACGTACGGGTCCGCGCTTTAGCCAGATCAACCGGCGAACCTTCGTCACCTGCAGAATGTGGAAACCTGTCGACTTCGTCTAGGAATAATTTTTTAACCGGAGTACTCGAAAGTCCTACAGGCGAATTCGCGCCGACCATCATAAGCACACCGCCCGGAAATGATTTCGAATTGATCGTATTTTCTGCGTCCTTCAACCCAACAGCCTTAATTTTATTTTTTAATACCGGCGTGCTGTTTATCATAGGCGTTATTCTGGTGCGGGAATTCTTTTTTATAGCTTCGTCGGTAGGCATTACCAGAAGCATAGGTCCCGGATCGATGTCGATCGTATAACCTATCCAGTTGTTACCGGCATCGGTAGCCCCGATTTGCGCGCCTTTCATAAAATCGATTTCCTGTATATCGGACGTTTTACCCAAACAGTCCATTATTTCGCGAAGGTA